CGACATGAACGAGAAGTCCTCCGTGCTTGACCGCATCAACGCATACTCAGGCTTTGTCTTCCACCATGGCGAACGTATGAACCGTCAGGTTTCGCTGATTGCTGCGTACAACCTTGAGCTTGAACGCATGACCAAGGCGGGTAAAAAGATTGACGCTGCTGCACGCACCGAAGCGGCTAAACGCGCCGTAGAACTTGCCGAAATCATGAACGGCGGTGCATCCGCAGGTAGCGCCCCTCTGCTGGCTAAGAACTCACTTGGCAAAGTCATGTTTATGTACAAGCGTTATGGTGTGACCATGTACTACATGATGTTCAAGACGGCCCGGGAAGCTATGAAGTCTGAAGACAAACAAGTACGCCACGCCGCCATGCGTCAGATTGCTGGTATTTACGCATCCGCTGGCCTACTGGCTGGGGTGCAGGGTCTGCCAATGTTTGGTATTTTGGCCGCTGTCTACAACTTGTTTAAAGATGACGACGAGGATGATGCTGAGACCGCCGCACGTAAATACCTCGGCGAAGGAATGTTTAATGGCGCGGTCAACTACCTGACAGGCACTGCTGTCGCCAACCGTATCGGCCTGTCCGACCTGATACTGAGCAGCACAGGGTACAAAGAGCAGGACAACAAGATTCTGTCGTTCTTGCAACTCGTGGGTGGCCCAGCATTCGGCGTAGCCGACCGATTGACGCAAGGTGCCAAGCTGATCAGTGAGGGTGAGACCGAACGTGGTCTGGAGCGCATGGCTCCCTCGGGCATTGCCAACCTTTTCAAAGGTGTGCGGTTTGCAACCGAAGGTGCCAACACCCTGCGTGGCGACCCAATCAGCGGCGACATCAGTGCGTGGAATGCGGGGGCGCAGTTCTTTGGCCTTGCACCTGCGGAATACACCCGCCAGTTGGAAATCAACGCCTCAATCAAAACCACCGAAAGACGCGCCCTGAAAGAACGCACAAAGCTGTTGCGCGACTATTACATCGCTGCACGGGTGGGCGACTCGGAGGGTGTAGCAGATGCTATTGACGGGATGCTCAAGTTCAGCAAGCGGCATCCTTCTGCGGCAATTACCGCCGAAACGATTCAAAACTCTATGGCGCAACACATGAAGACAACTCAAGAGATGTACCACGGTGTGACTCTGAACAAGAAACTGCGCGGTGAGTTGTTGCAGGATGCGGCTGAGTTCGACTGAGAAAAAAGCCCCCGCTTGTTACGGCGGGGGCGAATACTTCAAGGAGAACGAAGTGACAGGCAACCTGTCGGGGGTGATAGTATCACAGCCGTCTCCAAATACGAACCCCCCAGCGCCCACCTTCAATCCCGGGCCTGTAGTGGACAACCCACTCCCACCGAGTTGTTATCTGGTGAATCTGGCGTACAAGCTCCAGCGTGTTCACGCAGGGAATAAACACGGAAGCGCCCACTGGGAACTTGTCCCAGCGAACAACGATACGCACCCCATCCGGTGCAAGATCGTCAAGCCTGACCCTGTTTTTCGAACAGCGCGGCGGTTGTTGCCAGAGCTTGCTCAGTTTCATCGTCCATAAACCCCGTGCAATCTAGTATCAAAACATCAGTGGGGGGCATGTTGATGTGGGTGCCCTTGCCAAGTCGAACCTTGGCCTTGGTTGCCTTGGTGCCGCCCGTCTTCAAGCCGTCAACAAACCCAGCGTAGTTGATCTGTTGCTTACCGCACCATGTCTTGAGGGGCTTGGGCAGTAGGTACAGCTTCTTGAGGTCGTATTCATACCTCGCCACAAAATGCCCACGGGGTGAGCCGTCAGGCACAATAATCTTGTCAAGAGAACCAGCGGTGTTTCGTGCGTCATCCGTTGACTTAATACGGAGCATGTTGTTGTAGTTCTCGGCCATGTAGTCAGTCAGTTGAGTTTCGACATCTACGCTCATCTCACCCACCATAGCTTTGGCTTCGGCCATCACCTTGACAATCCATTGCACAATCGGCGCAATCTGCCAGTTGATCAGGCCAGCCTTCTTGAGCAACATCAACCCTGCAATGGTGCGGGAAGCCAAGGCAGACCAGTAGCGATTCTCAGCAGACAGGCTCGACGCCGCATCAAGTTTACGTTGCACTGTCATGGCAAGTTCTTTGACCGCATCCAAGTTGTTCAGGATGTACTGGATGTAGAGCACACCCGCATGCCCAAAGTTGTCCTTGATGTCTGCGCTAAACACATCGGTCTCGGTCTTGGTAGCAAACTTCACAGGCTCAACTCGGTACTCCAACACGCGCTGGGCTTCTGCTTGTGGCAGAGCTTTGAACAGCGCAATACGCTCAAGCATTGATGTGTTACCCGTAGTGCCAAACAAAGTCTTCCACGGCTTGCCACGTACACGCTCGACGTTGCCCTTCGGCCCCATGCGGTTGCGTTGTAGACCGCTCGGCAGTTGGTACGCCCAGTCCGACAGGTCTTGCGGCTTGGTGTTGGTCATCTCGTCCATGTAGCAGACGATGTTCTTGTACACCTCGGCACGGTTCATCTTTGAGTTGAACGTGTCACGCTCTTGCATCACCAGCAGGTCGGGGTCACCCCATATAGATGCACCTGCGTACATGGCGGTGGTCTTGCCCAAACCGGAGCCCTTGCTCCATGCGTGGAAAGCGGCGGCGTTGATTGGCTGAAACTCCATCAGGACAGAACCTAGCGATAGCCCAAACATGAATTGATGTAACTCCATGTTGGGTTGGTTGTAGAACTCTATGGTCTGCTTCCACTTCTCCAACGTGCCCTTGGCTTTGAAGATCGGGAATAGCCCCACGGTAGCGGCAGAGGGTGAACTCACCTCAACACGGTCTTTAAAGACTTCCATGTTGCCGACAACAAACGACTCGTGAGAATCGTCTTTCCACCCAAATTGCCGACATGCTTCATCGGCTTCAGAATTAAACTGTAACTCGTTAACCCATCTCATCGTGTACTCCATTAATTCTTGTACGTTCAGGACTGCCACGCCCTGCGCCGCAAGATGCTTGCGGAACTCATCCTTGGTGCCCACAGCAGTCAATGGCAACGTGAACTCACGAACACCATCCTTGGGCAGATGCAAACGCATCACCAGAGACTCCCCCGCCTCGGGGTCTTTGATGCGCCGTATAACGTAAAGGTCGTTGAAATAAACCATCACGTCTTTGTCTTCACCTTCGGCGTTCTTGGAGTGTTTGAACACCCCACCGCTCTTACCCCTGAAGAAAGGGTGTGGATATTTGGGTATGGTGTACCGAATCGGCGTAGCCGCAGTCACACCCAGCGGTTTCTCAATGACAATGTTGTCGGACTCGTCAGCTTCTTGCACCTCGCGCCCAAGAGAGATTGGCGACTTTATTTTGCCCCAGTGCTTGCAATCGTGGCAAACCCCTGCGCGGTACTCATCAAAACGTGTGCACAGGTATGGGCCTTTAATCAGGTCAACCTTTTCTTCAGTGCCCGCAAATGTGTACTCAGGGTGCTTGGAAGAAATCTTGTGGACTGCTTTGCCACCATCGACACAGAACTTGGCAATCGACAGCCCAGCCCTCCACAGAGGCTCCGAGATGTTCGGTTGGTTGTTGATAACTTCTTTGAGTTGTTCGCACCCAGTACCGCTCATGGTCTTGATCAGAATAGTCTTGAACCGGCTCACAAAACTGCCCGACAGGGCTTGCATCATTGCATCCTGCTGTTGCGGTACGTACTTCTTTGGGGGCAACAAGATCGCGTCCTCATCGCCGCCCATCAGGTCACGGAACACATTAAACTCGACCGGCGTACCCATCTCACCCACCAATGACACAAGAGCAGGGGGGTTGGGTTTGTAGTTGTGCGTACTGGGCACCCGCAACACACGCGCCGCATCCGCTGGTACAGCAGGGTCGTTCCGCATCCCGTGCTTTGTGCACATGCGTTTGAACTGCTCAGCAACAAGTACCCACGTTTCACGTGAAACAGGGGCGACCAACGGCCAATACACGTGGATGCCACGTCCCGAATTTACAAGTGTCGGGCGGGGTAGCTTGAGTTCTTTACAGAACAAGCGTAGTGCGGCAAGAGCGTCACTCTGTGTCGCGTAGTCTTTGGTTGGCCCACAGTCAAGGTCAAGAAAGAATGATCTAAGTTGCTTTACGTTAGGTACCTTACGAGACCCAGCTTGGTCAAAAGTGCCCAACGCAAAGTAAGCGTCATATCCTTCAGCATCTAAATTGTGAGCAGCATGGATAGCGGCGTCAAGGTTGTCATAGAACTTTTGCACCTTGCGTTCATCGGATGCCCGAGACGCAAATATGCAGTAGTACCCTTCATCCCCTAGCACCGACTCCAGAAATTGTTTTGTTTCCATAGCCGCCGATAGTTAGAGTGATTAGGATGACTGAAAAGAAGGGGTGAGGAGCTACCCCACCCCAAAACAAATCAGTCGTCCCAACCGCCAACAATATCGTCTAACTCGGATTTCGCTTCCACAGCCGGTGCAGATTTCTTGGTCACCTTGATTGGCTCAGCCACTTCTTCAGCCTCGACCTTCTCGGCTTTCGGTACGGCCTTGGCCACAGGTGCTGGTTCGGCGGCTTTCGGTGCAGGGATTACGCCGTCCATCTGCGACACGTTCATAGTGATCGCCTTGATGGTGTCAGGGTGGCTCTGCAACTTGACTGCAATTGCCAACTCGTCTTCTTCAAGCGCACGGACAGGGCTGAACACCAGCTTAGGAGTTGCGCTGTCAATGTCAAAACGCATCTCGGTCACGATAGAAATCGCGGGGGTGTTGTACGCCTTGAGGTGGCGACCGTAGGCTTGCAGTGGCATCTTCTTGCCTTCCACGTCACCGAACACAGATGTCGATGGCAGTGTGATCTGGTACACGGCTTCTTTATTCAACTCACCATCGACCGCCACGGCGATACGCTGTTGAAAACGGCATGCGCGGGTGTCGCCCTGACCGGAGCCTTTGATGTGTTGCTTGCAGTCTTTGCAGAACTTGGCTTGGCGTTGATCTTCAGGCACGGCCTTGTCGGGGCTCTGTGTGTCGCTCGACCAGCAAGTGGGCTTGGTCTTCGCACCCTTGACATAGGTGCCCTCAAAGAACATACGCGACACGGGTGCGGCGTTGATCAGGATGACTTTCATGGAACGCTCTTCGCTCACACGAACTTCTTTGCCATCAATAAACTCACGGAACGCACCGCCTTCGATGCTGATACGCTTGTTGCCACCGTTGCCACCCGCAAGGGTGCTCGTGAGGCTGTCTTCGATACCGCTCAGCAGGGCGAGGGTGTTATTGTTAGGCTTACCAAACAGGGTCATTTCGTTGCTCATCTTCGTTTCTCCAGTTAAATATCTTCGTCAGGGTTGTTAAACGCTAGTTCAAGTTGAACGGGCGCTTTGGGGTCTTCGGCTTTCGGCACTTCCGGTTCGGCTTTGGGTGTGTTCGACAGGGCGTTGACCACCGCAGACACGTTGAAGCGGTACGTGTTACCGATCTTCAGGTATGTATCTTTGGGGATATGGCCTTGTCGCACCCATGCGCGAACAGTGGATACCGAAACCGTAAACTGCTTAGCCAAGTCTTCGATTGGCACAAATGGTTCACTCATCACTTTCTCCGTACGGTTATGGTGTATTCGCTGTCCACATTGAGTCCCGGTGGTAGCGTGTCAGGGTTGGCCTCAAGGAACTCTTTGAGGTTCGTTTGGTGAATGCGCTCGTGCAGTAACTGCGGCGCATTGTGCTCGACGATGAACTTGTGCATGGACTCCCAGTCGTTTGTCCAATAGTTCACTTTGACAGAGCGGTAGAACAAACCTTCGCCTGTTCGCACACTGTCCACGTTCTGTGCCTTGCAAAAACCCAAGAGGGCAGACTTTACCTTGTCCATCTGCGCTTTGAGATTCTTCTCTTCTGTCTCGTAGGCAATACGCATCTCGTCGTGTTTAGCCTTCATCTTGATGTAGACCTTGACCAGCTTTTCAGGTGGTACGGTGGTTACGGGGGGTGCTACTTCGTCTGTCACTTCGTTCTCCTATTGTTGTTGGGGTTCTTATTATAGTGGCGTTTCACCACTTATTCAAGTATTTCTTTGTAAAGATCAACTATTTTTGAGTGAACGTCTATTTTATTATCCAATAAGTTGTAAACGTGTCTTTCTACACCTGACCCCACCAGTTGCACCACTGTAGATGGGTGTCGCTGGCCTGAACGGTGGACTCGGGCGTTGGCTTGGGCGTAGGTCTCAAGGGAGGACGTTGGCCCCCACCACACCACGGTGTTGGCCGCTGTGAGGGTTACGCCATGGGCGGCGGCTTGCGGCTGTATAACGAGCACCTTGGTGCCGTTAGGCTCGGTCTGGAAGCGATTAAAGATGTCGGTGCGTTTGTGCACGGGCACATCGCCGCTGATCACCTCGGTTGTGTAGCCGTCAGCGTTGAGCTTCTCGGTCAGGATTTTGATCACGTGCTTGAACGGCACGAACACGAGCACCTTCTGGCTGGACTCATCGATCACCTCGGTCAGCACGTTGTAGCGGTTCTTGATGTCAAACTCCAAGGTCTCGCCCGAATCGGAGTACACGGCACCGCAAGATATTTGCAGGAGCTTGCTCATGTTCACAGCGGCGTTGACAGATGTGATTTCTTCCCCTGCGGCCTGTATGACCATGCGACTCTTGAGCATGCCGTAGTAGCGTTCTTGTTGCTTGGTCAACTCGACTCGGCGCTTGACGTAGGTCATCTCAGGCAAGTCAAGACACTCGTCCTTGGTAAAGCGTATGGCAGGTTGCAGTGCCTCGTACACAGTCTGCGTGGCGGTCTCTTTGGCTATCCATTTGAAGTTGGTCAGCTTGAGCATGACCTGATCACGGTATGACGTGTAGTATTTGGGCACCCCACTCGGGTTGACGAGCTTGGCTAATCCGTACGCATCAAGCGGCGACTGCGCGGCAGGTGTGCCGGTCATCATCCACAACCACGTGTCAGCCTTGACCAGTGAGTTCAACACCTTCCACCGCTTAGTCTGTACGTTCTTGTAGGCGTTGGCCTCGTCAATCACAATCAAGTCAAAGCCGCCCTTGGCGATGTCTTCGGCAACGATCTCTACGCCGTCATAGTTGATGATCACAAACTCAGCAATGCTGTTGATGATGGCCTTGCGCTTGTCCTTGGCACCGTATGCAATGTCAACTGAGCGGTGCATGGCAAACTTGAACAGGTCGGCTCTCCATGCTGAATCCATGATTGACAGAGGGCAGATCACAAGCACCCTGCGGATTCGTTTCTGCTTTAGCAGGTAGTCTGCCGCCCATATAACTGAGCCTGTCTTGCCCGTGCCCTGCTCGTTGAGGCAGAACGCACGGCGGTTCATGGTGAGGAATGCGGAGGTTGTCTTCTGATGGTCGAACGGCTTGTACTGGCCGGGCCAGTCGTAGCGTCCCATGATGGGTGATGGCACGTTTTTTACGCGCAGGTTCTTCAGCACCTGTGCCTCATCCAACCCCCAGTGCACCAACACTTGGTTGTTGAGGAGTTCCTTGCTTTTAGGAATAACTGTCGTAACGCGACGAGGATGCCGTAGCGTCAACAACAGAGCCTTGTTGTCAATGATTTCCAATTCGTTCTCCAGCGCAGACAGCACAACGGAGCGAAGTGGGTGTCCCACTCGCTCTCGCCGCTATCGAAGTTCTAATCTAACCGAACGCGCAGTGCGCGTCAAGCGGGTTTCTTCCCGCCTTTTTCTTTTGTGCTGTGACCATTACGGGCACGGTTCTTGGCGGGGGTAACGATGCGTACACCGTCCTTGTTTGAGCCGCCTTTAGATAACATCTTTACGTGGTCAATGTCCTT